CCGTCAGGAGCTGACGCTTTGCCATGGTTCACCAATTGCCATTTCAACAATTTATATAAAAGCTTGTCACCTTTAAAAAATTGTTTGTAAATGCTATGTTCCCATTGCAAAGCAGAGGTTCCAACAGATTGTTCGAATCTGGACGCATCCAAGCTCAAACCAACGCAGTCTGGAACCTCGCTCCAATATTGCTCAAGAAGTTTTCCACGCCCTTCTTGATTGTGCCCTTTCATAACCACTTCATAGCCGAACACATTCGCTATGATCTTATATACCTCTTTTTCTATTGGGTGGAGGTACGCGCCCAATGAACACAGATATCGGTCGTCGCGGGGGTTTATGCCGCGAGGACTGGGCCAAGTCAACATCAAGTTTCTATAAGTCTCAAACTTCATAAAGTATTTCAACATTGCATCTTTACGACACACTGCCTTATCTTCCAATGATTTTGCTGCTTTTAAGTATCTCTCTCGACGCGGACCATGGTAACACTCAGCAAATGCCTTGTGCTCCAGCGGGTGTCGTCTACTGATCCTCTTAAAGAGCAACTTCCGAAATGGTTCAAGATTATTAAAGAAAAATGATGCTTCGGGAACAGGCGGGTGTTTCCACTCGCCGTCCTCTTGGATGTAAAATAATCTCTCCAAGATTGACCGCTCCATCCCTGTGATAGTTGAATTGTAAGCTAGAAATCCTGATTCCGGGTTCATCCCTGAAATCAAGTACGTCTTTCTAACCTTAGTGGCTTTCCCCATCCTTCTTGTCACCTTTAAGCCAGGAGTGTCCTCTATTGGTGCCTCGGATACCAATGAATCAACTCCAGGTGACAGGATCGGGCCACATCAAGCCCGCGAAGGGCGAGGGGTCCTCCTATTCGGTCGGAAGACCCCAAGCCATCCACGGCGGCCTGATTCATACCCCACATTTTCGTGGGAATCATAGCCTGCTCGAGATGTCCTGAACAATCGTTTTCGTCTCGTCGGTGCGAGATCAACGAAGATAAACGTCATGAATGCCTCTTTAACAGAAAATACGTGCTTCATCCTCAAACTAGTGAGCAAACGTAATTCTGCAGCTATCCATTTCTCTGCTCTATCCTCATTGGCCACTGTATAGTCACTTATGCCAGGCAATTCACACCTGCATTTATACACATAATACATAGCCATACGATCGTGGTTTGTTGGGTCGTTGATAAGCGGTTCCTCCCCTTCCATAGTCGTAGCTGGAACGGGCTCGTCATTATCAACGCCGTGCAACCTCATCTGTGCGCTAAGCTCGTCATACGATGACAGCTTATTCCTATTGAAGTATCTTGATATGGACTCCCAGAACCCCACTGGGTTAGCTAGGCCAATATCCTCAGAATACTCCCTTTGGCAATGCCTCCAGGTGAGGGGGTTGAACATCAAATTTCGGTCTCTAAAGCCCTGAAAAAATGAG